AAACCAGTGTTTGTATCAACGCCCAATTGTTGAATAAAAGAATTATAACTACCTCCTATATCTGCTGTTCTTTGTGAATTTCTCGTTTCTATCCACGTATCTGATGATGGATTTAATTCAATTGCACCAATCCAATTAATAACATTAAATGGATTTACATTTTCGATTCTTGTGGCAAATTTATTTTTTACATATTCTACATCTGAATAATTTAGACATACAATATCTCCAACTCTTTTAATATTTGGGGATCCCAAATCACTCACAAATCTTAAATCCGCATCTGCATTGGATTGAGTGCCAATACCAATTACAGAATCTGATCCGATCAAAAGATCAATACTTGTCGTGTACGGTTGTGGATTCAATTCACCAACAGCAACATCTACACTTGCTCTATATGCTGGATTGGAAATATCACCACCATTATATGATTTAAAATTATCTACAAAAAAACCACATTTAAATCTATCAAGTTGTGTTGTTTTATCTCTGATTGTAAGATTTTGTGTATCACTTTCAAGAAGAGATAGCGAAGTGTAGTATTCCACATTTGACAATCTTTGATCCAAACTTGAAATATCTTTCATTCTGTATCTTTTGTGAGATACTAAATTGGTTTTAACACTAGACACATTGTGCAAATATGCAGGTAAATAAATTGTACCAATTTCTAAAGAAGAATCTAAATTATTTGGAATTTGTGGCGTCAAAGAAGGAACACCTTTATTGACTATAAAAGAACCATCTTTATCCAAAAAGATTTTATCAATTCTTGGCAAATAATAATCATAAGAAAGATTAATATTTTTGGATTTTGCAAAAATATTAGTGGATGAACTTGTGGTTGAATCGAATATTCGAGAAGAAAACTCAAATGGTGATGTTGAAGAACCACTAAATGGTGTCACTCTTGGCCTACAATCAATTATATCAGAAAGTCTGATACCATCGACCGACTTTAGTTTTCCGTATATGTCTTTGTCGTAAGAATTTACTCCAACAAAATCTCCGGTATCAGAAGAATTTATTGTAAAATGATTATAAATGATTTTAATTTTTTTTATCGGACCTGAAAATTGTGGTTTTCTAATGATTTTAGAAAAATCCAGATAATCTGACCTTTGTCCAGAATCAAAAATATAATTATTTTTAATATTTTTATCTCCGGGAAATGCAAACAATACATTTGCTTGTATATTAGATTCTTGGAAACTTATAGATTCGTTTGTGGCAAATATATTTTCATTTTGATAAACAATATCTACTTGATTTATTCCATTTGAAGAAATTAAAACAGCAACTGCACCACTTATTTGTCCAATAATTAATTCTCCCTTTACGGAATTTAAAATATTTGAAGATAAATTTGTTAACTGGATAAATGGTAGTGATGGGTCGCCAGTAGTCGAAGATTCAATAATTCCAACAATTTCGGATACATCTGAAATATTTAATGAAATTTCTTTATCCTGCACTCTTGTTCCGTATATTTGACCATATATTAATCCATCATTCAATGCGGTTGATCCAATTCCAGATCCTTGAAGTGATGATTTGTTGACAATTATAGAAGAACATCTATTATGTGTTTTTTTCTTTGTTTTTACGTTTATTTTTTTAAATGTAGTAGTCAAAACTGCATTTCCGTTTTGGCTAATATTCTGTAATGTTACAGTTCTTCCACTAGGAACAAGTTTTTGGTCAGTTAGTGATTCTATTACTCCATTACTAAATGCTAAATTGTAATCTTCTTCATCAAATGGTTCAAGAGTTAAATTTGGGTCACTTTCTAGTAATTGTGATAATCCATTACCACTAATTGTTACATTATAACTTTTTCTAATCACTACATCAGATCCAATTAAATCTAAATTTGATATATTTGATTTATTTAATTTTGTATAAAGACCAATATTTTTTATATTATTTAAAATTTCTAGAGTAACTTTTTTAAAATCATTTGTAGTTATTGTTGAAGATGGCAAACTTCCACTACAAATACCAGAAACAGAAGGAAATGATTTTAATTCAATTACCTTTGCAGTGGTGCTTATTCTGTGTACTTTATTATATGTTGGTACAATTTCACCTTGTTTGGTGTATGAAACTACATCTCCAGTATTGATTCCAACATAAAAATTTGAATTTGAATTTGTTACTGAACTTATTCCTCCAGATGCAACAGAAATTGTAAATTGTGATCCTGAAGGAGACAAAAGAATCGAATTAGAAAGTAGTGGATCTGCTGTAAATGTTACTCCATTACCGACTATTTGATGAACATCTGAAAAATTAAAATCACGAGACGAAGTAATTGTTCGGCCATTATCTATTCCGTTAATTTCAATTTGCTCATCTTTTGCAAAAGAACCAGAAACTTGATATAATGTTAGTTCTTTTGAAGAAGATACAGTGCCAACAAGATATCCTGTCGCTCCACTATTTTTTCCTCGAATATGTGCAGGAACTGTTTGAGATATGGTTGCATTTAAATTTAAAATTGTATAAGTTTGAACATCATATAAAGATATTTCATATTGTGTTGCTGCATTTGTATATTCGGCATTTTTTAATTTTAAATCATATATTCTTGCAACACCTATTTTTAAATCAGATGCAATACCTACAGATACTGTTCTTCCTTGGTGTAAATTTACTAGTGACGACACTCCAAAACCAACGGGAACTGATCCCGAAACGTTATTAACAATAATTTGCCTTCCTAAATTAAAAGGTATTGCTTGATTGTAATCATTAGAAGTAGATCTTGGTTTTTCTACATCAATTATTGTATTATTAATTGTTTCTACTTCATATCCCCTTACATATGCCTTTCCGGGACCAACTGATAGACACAGCAAATTGTCAGAGACTGTATTTCCTTGACTTGTTTTTTGATTTTTTAAATATATTCCATTATTTCCAATTTGATCATTTAAGCATTCCTTTTCCACAATATCAAATGGTTTTACATAATAGTCTCCAGATTCGTCATATGTTCTTCTTGCAAGTTCATCTCTAATTAAATTATAATTTGTCGTTTTTACAAATTTTTGTAAAATTCCATTTTCTAGTCTAAGAAGTTCAATGAAATTTTCATCATTAAATTCATCAATTGATTTTTTAATCAATGAAGTAGATATTTTTAATCTATCTGCACCAGGAGCTGCATAATTCGAAAACCCTTGAGCATTATCAAATAGATCTTTATATTCGTCTGATGCGACGACGATATCTTCATCAATCAATAAACCAACTCTATAAGATGGTTTATTTGTATAATAATCTAGTATAACTGTTTCTGAATTTATTTTTAGGAAAAAACCTCTAATAAAATATATTCCTTCTGCAATTTTTGCGGCAGAACCTACTGCGGTAGAATTTGATATAATAGTTGTAGCAAAAGATGTACCATTCCTAATTGTCGATAAAGAATATGTAATATCCTCTAATGCTATTAAATTTTCTCCATCAACAAAAGTTGCAGTTGAAAAATTAGTATCACTTGAACTTTGGTATTTTATGTATAAAGTATTGTATGTTATATTTGTATCATTATTTGATACATAATTCTCAATTTTTGCCTTTACCCCACTAATTTCTCCTTGAATTAATTTTCCTACAAGATTTTCTAGATATAAAGAAATCGGAAGTCCTAAATGCGTTTCATCAATTTGAACACAGGCATATTCTGAATCATAAGCAATTTGGCCAGGAATTACCATTGCTCCTTCTTTGAAGAAATGATTTCCGAATTTTTCTATTTGATTTTGAAGTATTGTTTGTAATGTTGTTAATTCTCTTGCCTGAATTGGGGAACCCGGTTTAAATAAAACTTTTTGATAATTTTTTGATTCTTCAAAATCATCAAAATACGGAGATACGTTTAAATTAGTTTTTTGGGGCATTTGATTTAAAACTCTAGTATAATTTTAATGTCTTCCTTTTGACTGGATGACCTAGGTATTGGAGATCTATTATCTATGTATATAATCTCTCCGGACTTTTTATTATATTCTGCAGATGCAATACCAGAATTGAAAGTTAATCCAAGTTGGTATGTTCTACCATTAATTGTAGTAGATACGCCACTAAATCCAGAATTGATTGATAATGGTGTTGTCCCATTCATAGATGAACCATATATTGTCAAATTTCCTCCAATTGCTGGACTTGAAGTAAAGTTTATAAGTTTGTATCCAACAGACGTTGTTGCTAAACCAACCGGTTGATAATATTTTAATACTCCGGTAATATTATCCCAAGACGCAACAAATCCAATTGCAGTGGATCCAACACCAACTGTCTGCGTAATTGTTGAATCTACTGCATAAGTTGTAGCAGTTGTTGCTGATCCGGTAAATTTAAGTGCTTTTAGTCCACTTACTATAGATGTATTTAAAAGCTCTACTTGACTTCCGGTAATTGTTGGGTTTTTTATAATACCAACTCTTGCAAAATCATTTCCAGAAATTATATCTGGGTTTGATTCTAAAGTTTCATATCTAGAATATATAAGAACTCTATATGCACCAAGTTCTCTATAGATATCATATCCATGGCCACCTTTTGGTGGAATAATTACATCAAAAGATGCAAGAGAAGATAATCCTGCGCCAACATTTGACAATGAAGTTGGTATTCCTGGAGCACCTGGTTCAAATTTTACAGTGCCATAAGTATAACCATTTCCACCATCAGTAATATAGACTTCTGATACTTTTCCAAAAGAATCGGTCGTAATTGTCACTTTTCCATCATTACCGTCTCCAAGAATAGGAATGTTGGTGAATGTTGAAGATGTCGGATTGTATGATATTCCTCTTTGTTTAATTATAATAGAATTTATTCTTCCATCCACTGCATTTGCTTTTGTTGAAATACTTTCACCCGAAATTCCCCAATCTTCTGGAACAGGAATATATTCGATTGAATCAAATTTGATAATTTCTGAAGGTTTTATTGTGTATAGATATTTCCAAATATATCCATCACCCGAAGTTCCCGCAGATCTTGGTTCCAAATCAATAAATTCAGGTTTATCATATGAAGGTCTCCCATTTAAATTTTCTGCATCAGATCCATTTTGAAGACAAATATAAACCCTAAGGTCATCGTTGATCACATAATAATTAGATTCATAAAGACTTGATTGTGATGTTATTGGTGTTTTGTTGTAAATATTATAATCGTGTCTGTACATCTCATAAGTTGTTCCTGCAGTCCAAATTATTTTTCTAACCACTCTACGAATATCACTGCTAGAAACTTGCTTCATAGCAATAATTGTATCTTTAATATCATTCTCTTCTTTAAATCCATCCACTGGAGATGGGCCAGTTCCCCAACTTAAAGATCCTCCAGCTCTTTGATCGGTCGAATTTGGTTGTCCGATAAATGTATAATAACGATTTAGTGTTTGACCGATACCAACAATACTTTTGGTAAAATTTTCAGCATTTAATATTCTAAATTGATCAGATATAATAGCAGGCATTTTTGTGATAGTTTATATTTATTTATTTACCTTTAAACAAACCTCTGGTTCTGGTCACTTCTGGTGCAGAAGATAAACCAACTAATCCATTATTTGTATTTATTGTAAAGTTTTTTGGAATACCAATTCCCCTATTTTGATAATCATAAATCTTACCCCAACTATATTTCCCATAAAAACCATTTGGTCTATTTAATGGATCTGCGTTAACTATAATTTGATTTGCATGATTGGGACTAGGTAAAAATTTACAAAATACAGTAACAATACCAACCCCAGAAGATTGTACGTTCTCTGCATAATAAACTCCATCAATAAACGTATTTGCCGTTCCGACATTTGTTATTATATTGTTTGTAGTTGTAATTCCAGTCAAAGCATGTCCACATTGTACATTACTATCGTAAATGATAAAGTAGTCACCTGTTGATATTCCACTATATGATATCCCAAAACTGTCAAGAGCAGAATAACCAATTCCTAAAGTTGTATTATCATAAGATTCTGATTTTAATCTAAAAATTAGTTGTGGTAGAGTCGATCCATATCCCAAACTTGTATCCATCCCAACAATTAATCCATGATCTCCTTTTGATTTTATGGAAACTATTTGCTCGGTTAATGCTTTGTCTGGTTGTATTAATATTTTTGGTGGATTATTTTGATTATAACCAAACCCAGGATTTGTAATTGAAATTGAAGTTACGATGCCCGATGTGGAATTTGATGTTGCTGTAGCAAAATTATAAACAGCAGTAGAATATATTGAAGTTGCTCCAACACCAATTAAAACATAACCATCATTATTTGGAACATATAAAATATCATTTATAATATTTGATTGATTTGTCGATCTAAATGTCCAATTTATCAAATCAAAAGAATAATACAATATACCATTTGAGTTTAATAATGTATACAATTCATATGATGTATTATAATTAATGTTAACAAAATTACCATTAATATTTGGTGTTATTTGTTCCCAAGTAACACCAAAAAATGATATAAATATAGAATTTGAATTACCCACTACAATAAATTTTACCCCATCCCAAATAATTTTATTTAAATTATTTGATGTAATTATATCTGTGTCCCAGAATTGTCCATTTGATGATGTCGAAACTGTACCATCATCACCTACTGCAATTAGTTTTGATGCTCCATATGCTATGGATTTAAAATTACTAGAAGTATTTGATGCGACTTTAGTAAATGAAGTTGATCCAACACCAACTGCAGAAAAAATTGCTCCTCCATATCCGACAGAAACCCACTTACCAATATCTGAAAAATAGTTAACATTAGTTAAAGATGAAATATAAGAACTTTCAGATCTTGTGATAATGCCAAACTGTGAAAATTCTTCATATTTTTTCATTTCTGTCCAAGAAGATATTGTTGTTCCATAACCAATTGCTTTAATTATTTTTCCATTATTACCAACTGCAATATAAGTATTAGTCGAGGCAAAAGAAACTGAATTAAATGATACAGTCTTAGCAAATCCCACATTCAAAATTGAACTGTAATTTTTTGCATCTGTTGTAATTGCAACAACACCACTTTGACCCACAGAAACTATTGGATTTCCATTGGTAATTGAAAACAGGGAAGTATTAGTAGAAAGACCAGAAGATAATGTCCAGTTTAAAATTGGATCTTTTAATTGTACAGAAATTGACGAAATTGCAACATTTGGTGATGTTGTATATGCATATCCAATTCCACCTGTTGAAATTGCAATTGAAGAAATTGTACTAGCAACAGAAACTATTGCTGTTGCTATTGCAGAATCTGTATCTCTAGTTTCGACAATTAAAATATTAGCATCTTCTTCTGGTAATGAGTCTAATGTATTAAATAACGGAAATGCACTGCTTACATATATTGAAGTATCTTCAATATTTACATTTTTAATTATTCTTGTTGTTGGTCTAATTGTTGGTATTAAACTTGGTCTTGCTTTTGATACTAAAGATCCATTAATAATTCTATCTTGTTTTTGTTTAGTCCATTTAAGAGGTCTTTGTTTATTTGTATTCGTATTAATACCTATACTATCATAATTATAAGTGTCAAGTTGATCACTCGAAACGATTTTTTTAACAATTCGTTCAAACTGTTCAATATCTAAATTGTCATAAATGTTTTCTCCAATTTGAACACCATCACCATCTTTAATTGTTTTTACTGGAGTAATAGTTTCAACATCTCGAACAGATCCTTTAAAAAATAGAACACTACATTTTGATCCAGGTTTTGGTGGTTCTTTAAAGAATATTCTACTTCCTAAAATAGTATATGATTCATTTGGAATTTGTAGTATATCATTTAAATATATGAATAAATTATTTTCCAATTCTATATCAGAACCTGGTTTTTTCTTTAGATCTACAACATCAGTAACACCACTTACAGTTTGTGTTAATGTGAATTTGGTTCTTGATCCATTAAAATATACAGAAATATCATCAAATGATATAAACTGTCCAACAAAAAATCCACTAAATTTATCTGTTAGTGTTTCATTTACGGTAATTCTAAATTCACTGAATGATGTTCCTATGTTTGGATTTGTGGTCAAACCCACAACAGATAATACATCGCCAACTTTATATCCAATTCCTGGGTTGTCTATATTGAACTGAATAATACTTGACCCATTTCCAACTTGAACTGAAACCTTTGCCCCTATTCCATTTCCACTAGATCCACCCGTGTAAGCAACGCCTAAATTGCTGTAAGGTAATGGTAAACTTATTACTGCAACTGGCAATGATGTGACAGTATATCCAATACCTCCGTTTATAATAGATAGTGACGTTATTGTTCCTCCAGCCCCAACAATCGCAGAAATTGAAGCACCAGACCCAACAGTTGATGCAATACTTACAATCGGAGACGTTCTATACCCACTCCCAGCGCCTTTCAGGGTGATTGAATTGATTGTTCCACCCGCTGATACAGAAACAGTTGCTGCGGCACCAATCAGGGGTTGATAACCAAACCCAGTTGTAATTGCAACATTTACAATTTTACCTGCACTTGGAGCACCAGTTAAAAACTTAATCGTATTTGTATTTGGTGTATCAATTGTATAATCAACTTCTGGAGTTTGGAAAATATTATTAATTAGAATAAATGGTTTGTTGTTTATGTTTGTGCTACTATTTGTACTTGTAAAAATTCCAGCAACTGGCTGATTGTTTGACGATAATACAAATGTTGTAGCTGCAATACCAGTAAATTGATCCGATATATCATCCAAAATTAAATTATTATCAACTGGATTATATGCATCCAATTGTCTCGAAAATACTCTTCCAGAAAAAGATGAATTTTGAATTAATTGTGGATCGGTTGATGCAATTGATGGACCATAAGGAGGAGTTGAAAAATATATTACATCATCAATAATATTAAAATCTCCTTTCACTATTGTTGTAGCTGCCCCAACAGTATGCCCAACAGCAACGGATCCCATAAATGCTCTAGTTACGTTTAAAACATTAGTAGAACCAACTCCAACAGAATTGACTTTTAGATATTCATTATCAATTTGGAGAATATCATTATTAAAAACAGAGCTGATTCCGGAAGATATGTATACACTTGTAGAACCAATACCAATAGATGTAGAAAGACCCAGTAATATTTTTTTTCTATGAATTGGACTTTGAATAATATTATCAATCGAAATTATCACATTTTCATTTGGATTTTTAAAACTAAATGATTGAGTTCCAGTCGTAAGTGATGTCAAATTGAACGGAGTATTCAAAGTTGTTGAAAAACCAGAAACTTGAAAATTATTTG